CCCGGCACGCCCGTCAGCAGCAGGTCGGCCGCGGCCTGGATTGGCACAGCTTGTTCGTCGAGCCGGCCATTGAGTCCGATGGTCATGATCAATTCCTTTCAAAAGTTGGTTGTCGGCTCAGCGGGTCTGCAGCGTCACGAAGTGACTCAGCGTGTTGTTGCCGTTCTTGCGGGCGATCGCGGCCGAGAGCCACGGCTGGCCGTTCATGCGCAGGATGAAGCGGAAGGCATTGATGGCCTGGTCGAACCAGAGATGGATCGAGTAGTCCGTCTTGATCGAGCCCTTGACGACGGACAGGTATTTCGTCATGTCGGCGAGGATGATGTCGCCCTCGGTGCCCATGGTCTGGCACGCCTCGGTCACGACAATCGGGCGCCCCAGGAGCGACCCGAACGCGCTCTGGTTCTGCAGGCCCTGCGGCTGCAGGTACAGGATGCCGCCGCCGGCCACCGTACCGTCGGCCTTCGTGACTTCGAGTGCGAGCCCGCCGAGCTGCGGCAGAACGTCCTGGTTGATGAGCCACATCGAACGCTTGAAGCTCTGCGCCGGCATGCGTGCCATCATCTTCAGGACGTTGCGCCCGTGCAGCGTGCCGGCGACCTGCGAAGACTCTTTCGTCACCGTCACCTTGCAGGGCGCGTTCATGATGCCCAACGGCTGGCCGGCGCCCGTACCGTTCAGGATCGCATCGTTCAGCTTGAACGCGATGACCTCGCCGGCCTTGCCGGTGATATAGCCTGACAGCGCCGGCGCATCCTGCTGCAGTTCCTCCGTCACCGGGACCAGCGCGGTCAAGCGGTGCGCCTTGACCGTCAGGTCTTTCAGCGCCGGCTTGGACTGGTTGATGGTAGCCGCCTCGCCGTCCCAATAGGCGCGGATGCCGCCAGAGGACGCCCATGCCGGCGATTCGTCCACCGGATAGGTGATCGAGTTGCCGGAGATCGTCTGCACGTCGGTGCTCGACAGCAGGCCGTCCTCGGCATCGACGTTCGCCATGATCTGGGCGCGCCACTCGGGCGGCACCACGAAGCCGCCGTCGGCGCCGACCGCCTCCTGGCCGAAGGTCGATGCCGCCGCATTGGTCAGGCGCCCATCGATGGCTGACGGGTTGATCACCGCGTTGCGCACGCTCATCGCGAAGTCGCCCAGCGAGGTGAAGCCCTGTCGCGCGCGCTCGCTCGATGTGCGCAGCCGGGTGTTCTGCAGGCCATCACGCGAACGATTCGTCGGGGTCGGCTCGGGCTCCGGTTCCGTCTCGATCGGATTCGGCGCCAGCCGGCGCGGCTGCGGCGTCGCCAGGCGCTGTTCCTGCGCCTGGATGCGCTCGCGGCGCTTGATGTTGGCCTCGACATCCTCGAACTCGGCCATGCATGCGTCGAGCTCCGTCTGCTCTTCGCCGGTCAGGTCGCGCTTCTCGGCGTCGGCCTTGGCCTGGATGGCACGGCTGGTTTCGCTGAGTTCGACCAGGCGGTCCTTCAGCGATGCGATCGCTTCGGGGGTCGGGCCGTTGAAGAACTTGGCCGAACCCGCCATTGCGGCGAGCGCGGCCATGCTGACGGCAGTCAGTTCGCGCTTGTAGAGATGCATTTCCGTAGGCTCCAAATGAAGAGGCCCGCGACTTGCGGGCCAAGTTGTCCCGGCTCGGAGCCGGAATTCAGGAAGACGCGCGTCAGCGCAAAGCGGCGGCGCGTTGTTGGTGGTCCGCGATGCCCTCGCGGCGCATGTCCAAGACAGGGGTGGCGACAGCGCTGTTCAGGCGCTGGCGCAGCGTTTGCGGCACGTTGCGGAAACGGCTCATGTCGAAGCAGGCCGCCACCTTGGATTCCTTCGTGACCTGGTCGGCGAAGCCGCGCTCAACGGCAGCCTCGGCCGTGAACCAGGTCTCCTCGTCCATCCAGCTTTCGATCGCCGCCGCGGCATTGCCGGTACGGTCGACGTAGGTCCGCGTCAGGTTGCCCTTGATCTGCTCGAGCAGTGCTTTCACGCGGTCCATCTCGTTGGCGTCCCCATAGGCCATGCCCTCGGGGTTGTGGATCATCATCATGCTGTTCTTGGCCATGCGGATCTTGTTGCCCGACATAGCGATGATCGATGCGATAGAAGCGGCGACACCGTCGACATCAACTTCGATGCTCGCCGCGTGCTGCTTGAGCAGGTTGTAGATCGTGAAGCCGTCGAACACGTCTCCACCAGGGCTGTTGATGCGCAGGTTGATCGTGTCGACCTTTCCCAGCGCGGCAAGCTCCTTCTGGAAGGTCTTCGCGGTGATGCCACCCCCCGACCAGAAGTCTTCGCCGATCTGGTCGTACAGCCAAATCTCGCCGCGGTTGCCTTTGGCCTTGAATTGAACGTTCATGCTTGCCTCTTTTGCTCGCGTAGCCACGCCAGGGCTTGCGCTCGGATGACGTTGGTCGTTGCCGGAGCTGGCGAATCGACGCGCGTGTCGTCCGCCTGCTGCGGGGTCGGCTCGGCCGCTGCTGCCTTTTGCCCTTCGGGGTTGTCGACCAGCCACTCCAGCGTGGTCTGGTTCAGCTGAACGAGCCGCGCATCGCCGGCGGCCCCGATGCCGTTCATATCCTCGAGCGCACGGATTTCGTTGATCGATAGCACGCCGATCTGGTTCATGATCTTGTAGAACTCAGCGCGCGACTTTGAATCGCCGCGCAACAGGCTACGCACGTCCAGCTTCGTGTACACGCGCCCCTGCATCCGCGGCGCGAACAGTTTCACATTCGTCTCCTGCTCGAGGCGCGTGCACCACGGGACGATGCAGTCGGTGACGAACTCGATGCCCTGGTGCTCGATGTTGTTGTTCGTCGAACGATCCAGGTCCGCAATCTTGTGCGGCGGGATGCCAGTGAGGCGCGCCATCTCGGTCACGCTGAGCTTGCGCGCCTCGATGAATTGCGCGTCCTGCAGCGGCATCGTCAGGTTATGGGGCACCGCACCCAATGGCACGACCTTTGTCTTGAAGGCCTTGCCTGGGCCTGCGTTGCGGTCGTTGATATAGCGCTCCGCCTCCTCGATCTGGTCCGGCGACATCGACTTGACCGGCATCTCGACCAGCGTCCCGTACACGGCGCCGTTCGCATAGAAGGATTGGGCGAACGTCTCCTGCGCCATGCCAAGCCCGATCGAGCGCGCAGCCAAGCGCACCAGCGAGTAGCCGGTCACGCCGTCGAAGCCAAGCCCATGGACGTGGAGCACTCGATCGGCAGGCAGGGTGATGGTCTCGCCGCTCAGCTCCGTCACCCGATACTGCAGCAATCCAGTCTCGGGATTGCGCTCGGGCAGCACCCGGTCAGGCAGCAGTGGCCACAGTTCGACCACACGGCCCGCCATGTCCTCGACGATCTCGGCGTAGCCATTGCCCCATGCCAGAGCATGTGCGATGAGGGCCTCGCGGAACGAGAAAGCCGTCATCTCCGGGTTCGGACGGCTGTTGAGCAGCCATGCGATCTGGCTGTCCTGCTGCTCGCGGCCGCCGGCGTTGCGCATATATACGCCCCACGGCAGAGCAGCAATCGTTTGTGAGATGACGCGCACGCACGCCCAGAATGCCGAGAACGTGAGAGCCGTATCTGGCGTGACCAGCACCCCCGCCTGGGCCCGCGGAACGTAGACGCGGTCCTGCCATGGCAATGGTTGCCACGCGGCCTTGATGCGCTGCCAGAGATTCATTGCTGGACCGCCTGCACCTTGTCTGCCGCCCGCGCGCCGAGAAATCCCATATAGGAACTCATCGGATCACGTTCCCCGATGAGCATGCGGCCGATCGCCATCAGGCCGGCCACCGGCCCGTCGATCTTGTTCTCGTCGCGGCTCTTCGTCGGGTGCTTCAGGCCGGTGATCTTGGACACCGTCACCATGACGTTGCTGATCATCCAGGTCATCACCGGGTTGCCCTCATGCTTCAGCTTGCGCTCGAGCACCAGGTTCTCGACCTGGATCAGCGGTTGCGTGTAGAACATCGGCGCCTGGCGGATCTCGACCAGCGGCAGCCCTTCCTCGACGAGCTTGACGGCGAAGTAGCGGCTCATCGCCGGATCGAAGGCGATCTCCTCGACCTTGAACATGCCGCAGAAGTTGCGCAGGTCGTCGGCCACCACATCGAAGTCGGTGACGTTGCCGTCGGTGACCTTCACGTAGCCCGCGGTCGCCCAGCCCTGCAGGTGCGCATTGCCAGATTCGGCCACCGCCGCCTCGTTCAGGTACAGCTTGACGAACAGATGGCAGACGTCTGCACGCTCGAAGACGATCGCCAGCGCCGCGAAGTCGCGCTTCTCGGCCAGATCCATGCCGATCCAGCAGCGCTCGCCGGCGAAGTCGGCGAGCTGCAGGCTCGTGTCGCCGCACTTCTTCCAGCCCTCGATGTCCATCCAGGTGGTGTCGGCGTTGACCCACCGGTTCAGGCGCTTGGTCTGCACGTTGGCCTGCGCACTCGGCATCGCCAGCGCCTTGCGGCACGCGGCCGCCAGGTCATCGGTCTTGACGCTGACGCCGAGATTCGGATTCGCCTTGCGCCACACGGCCGGGTCGTGCCACAGGTCGTCGTCGTCGAGCGTGAAGATGATGCCGAACCACGTCTCGTCTTCCACCGTGCCCTCGAGCACCTTGGTGGTGTAGTCGCGCTGCTCGTAGCAGATGCCCGAGGTGTCGCTGCCGGCCGTCGTGATCATCATGATCAGCGGCTGGGCCCGTGCGCCGGTCGCCGAATCGACCACGTCGAAGACGGCGCGCGTCTTGTGCGCGTGCAGCTCGTCGATGCAGGCGAAGTGCACGTTCAGTCCGTCGAGCGTGCTGCCCTCTGCGTTCAGCGGCTTGGCCGAGCTCGCGGTCTGCTCGATCGTGATGTCGTGCTTGCCGATGTTTACGCCGAAGCGCACCTGGAACTCCGGCTCGCGAAGCGCCATGTTGCGCGCCACGTCGAACACCTCGCGCGCCTGGTCGCCGGTGGTCGCGGCGCTGTACGCGTGCGCGCCGGGCTCGCCGTCGGCCGTCGTCATGAACAGCAGGATCGCGGCGGCCAGTGTCGACTTGGCGTTCTTGCGCGCCACCTCTTCGTAGGCGCGCAAGAAGCGACGCAGCAGCGTGCCCTTCTTCAGCCAGCCGAAGAGGTTGATCACGATGAACACTTGCCAGTCCTCCAGTTTGATTTTCGCGTAGCCCAGCTTGCCGTCCCGATAGGTCGGCTTCGCCCACTCGCCCTTGATGTGCGGCAGCAGCTCGACGAAGCGGCATGCCCGCGATCCGACCGCCTCATCGAACACGTAGGGAAAGGCCTCGCTGCCTTGCCGCTCCAGGTCATCCAGGAACCGCTTGCACGCCAGGCGCTCGTACTTGCCGGCGATCTCTTCGCGCCGAACCACGCGCTCCGCGTAGGCGCGCGCCCGGCCGGCGTAGGTCGTCACTCGAAGTCGGCGAACCCTGTCGGTGCCGCCGGTTCAGCCGGCTTGCCTTCGCCGCCGTCGAAAAGTTTCAGTTGGCCGCGGATGCCGGTCGTCACGCGAGCGCGCTGCGCCGGCGTCAGTCCGAACTCGGCCAGCAGGTTGCGCAGCTTGTCCATCTCGCGGTTCAGGATCTGGTACTGCACCGACTGGATGCGCATGCCCTTCGGCGTGAAGCCGACCAGCGCCTCGCTCGGGTCCTTGCCCTGGCTCAGCAGCAGCTCTTGCTTCGCGGTGATCGAGCGCTCGATGATCTCCAGGCGGCCGATCGTCTGGCACAGCATGGCCAGCGCGTCGGAGTCGACCTTGCTGATCAGGTTGTACCGCTCGAGCTCCGGCGTCAGCCGCTTCCAGGCCTTGCGCGCTTCGCGCGTCAGGTGCTTCGGCACCGTCGGCACGCCGACCTCCGGGCGGAAGACTGATGTCAGGTCGATCGGCCGATGCCCGCGCCCGCCCTCGAGCACCTTCAGCTCGTTCGGCTTCGGCGCCGGACCGCGTTGACCCATCTCACACCCCCGCCGTTGATACCCCCCACCCCCCGAAACCTGCGCGCGCAAAAAAATGGG